TGGATTTTTAGATGATGCTACTCATGCATGTTGGTCATTTTTAGATACACATATGAGAAATGCGTTTGATGGTAATCAAGTATCTGTAGATGTAAAACATAAAGCTTTGCAGCAAGTAAAATTACCACCTATGTTAATGACAACTAATGTGGATGTTCCTAAAGAGCCTACCTTAATGTATTTATCTAGCAGATTAACATGTTTTCAATTTGCAAACAAAATGCCTTTTGATGATAATGGAGATCCATTGTTTAACATAACGAATGATTGCTGGGCTATGTTTTTTAGAAAGTTTTCCACACACTTAGATTTGTTAGAAGAGGAGGCAGATGGAGACACAGGAGACACTGACCGCCCGTTTTACTGCACTGCAAGAAATTCAATTGACTCTAATTGAAAAAAATTCAACAGATTTAGAGGACCATATACAATTTTGGAATGCTGTGAGAAAGGAAAATGTTATTGCATATTATAGTAGAAAGGAAAAAATATACAATTTGGGGTTACAACCTATGCCAGCATTAGCTGTGTCACAATATAAAGCTAAAGAAGCAATAGGAATTGAACTGTTGTTGCGTAGTTTAAAAAACTCTCAGTTTGGATCTGAAAGGTGGACCTTAGCTGATGTTAGTGCTGAACTGCTACATACAGCTCCTAAAAACTGTTTTAAAAAGAACCCTTATAGAGTTACAGTGCTATATGATAATGATGAAAACAAAGCATATCCTTATACATGTTGGGACCACATATACTATCAGGATGAACAAAATGAATGGCAAAAAGTGCCTGGTTTAGTTGACTCAAATGGTATGTTTTACAAAGAAAAGACTGGTGACATTGTGTACTTCCATGTGTTTGCACCTGATGCAGAATTATATGGAGACACAGGAGAATGGACTGTGAAATTTAAAAATACAACTATCTTTGCCTCTATTGCCAGTTCTTCACGGTCCGTTTCCGGGCCTTCTGAGCAGGCCAGGAAGCCCACCGCGCACCCCCCACCCATTCCGAAGACACCTAGAAAGCGACAGCGAGAAACCGAAGAAGACACCGAAAGGCACTCGCCCACCTCGACCAGTAGGGGGTTTCGACTACGACGCGGACGAGGGGAGCAACAAGGAGAATCTCCCACCAGACCTACCCCCCAACGACGACGAAGAACAACTACCAACACCTCCGTGCACACTGCACCAACTGCTGGAGAAGTGGGGAGTGTTACTCGATCGGTTCCGCGACACGGTCTTGACCGACTTAGAAGACTACAAGAAGAAGCTCGGGATCCATTCTTAGTATTATTAAAAGGTCCACCTAATAGTTTAAAATGCTGGCGATATCGCTGTAAACAAAAAAATATTGCTATGTTTATGGCTGTTAGCTCTGTCTTCAGATGGATAGGTGATGAATCAGAAAATCACGCTAGATTATTATTAGCTTTTAGTGATAGTAGACAAAGACAAGCATTTTTAGAGAATGTAACTTTACCTAAAGGAACAACTTATTGTCTTGGCAATATTGATAGCTTATAATGTCTGCAAAAACTAGGCGAAAACGCGCAGCTCCTACAGATCTATATAAATCATGCTTAGCTGGTGGTGATTGTATACCAGATGTAAAAAATAAATTTGAAAACACAACTCTTGCTGATACTTTATTAAAAATATTTGGTAGTATAGTATATTTTGGTGGGTTGGGGATAGGATCGGGTAAAGGCTCTGGTGGTTCATTGGGGTATAGACCGCTAGGCGCTGAAACAACGCCTAGTCGTGTTGCACCAGCAAATCCTTTACGACCATCAGTCATTGTAGATCCATTACTTCCAACAGATGTTATTACAGTGGATCCAAGTACACCATCAATTGTACCATTAGCTGAAGGAAGACCTGATATAGATTTTGTAGCTCCAGATGGTGGTCCAGGACTTGGTGCAGAGGAAATAGAATTATACACTATAAAAACTCCAACAACTGATATTGGAGGAGTTGGAGGGGAACCTACTGTTATTTCTTCGGAGGAAGGTGCAACAGCTATTTTACCAGTTGATCCGGTGCCTGAGGGTCCAACACAAATATTTTATGATCCCTCTGCACCTTCTCAATATGAGTTAAACATATTTACAGCACATCCAACAGTAAGTTCAGATGTAAATGTATTTGTAGATAACTCATTTAGTGGTAATGTAGTAGGCCAATTTGAAGAAATTCCTTTAGAAAGATTAAATTATTCTACATTTGATATTGAAGAACCCCCACTAACCAGTACTCCATCTCACGCACTGGAACGAGTGGCAACTAAAGCCAAATCTTTATATAATAGATTTACAAAACAAGTATCAGTTAGAGATTCAGACTTTTTGATACAACCTTCCCGCCTTGTTCAATTTGAATTTGAAAATCCCGCCTTTGAAAGGGACGTTACATTACAATTTGAACAGGATGTTCAGCAAGTCACTGCAGCGCCAAACCCTGATTTTGCTGATGTGATCCAATTAGGACGGCCTATTTTAAGTCAAACTGAAGAAGGTGTGGTTCGAGTAAGTAGATTAGGCAAAATAGGGACAGTCACAACCAGAAGTGGTAAAGTTATAGGTCAACCTATTCATTACTATCAGGATTTAAGTATTATTGATCCAGAAAGTATAGAACTACATAATTTTGCAGAGCATTCCAATCAGAGCACTATAGTGGATGATGTGCTTTCCTCATCTACATTTTCAAATCCAGTATTTGATATAGGTGCTGTTTTTGATGACGATGCACTTATTGATTTATATGATGAGGACTTCAGAAACACAAATTTAGTAGTATCAATAACTGAAGAGACAAATGACAGTATTTCATTCCCTATTTTAACTCCTTCTCCTTCAATAAAAGTTTTTGTTTCAGATATAGGTAATATTTTTGTGTCTTCACAAAATAATCAATCTATAGTAACAGTACTTGACGATAATATAGTTCCATTAACTCCTAGTGTTGTTGGTTCTTCATATTTTGATTATTATATAGAACCTTATTATGTTCCCAAAAAGAAACGAAGGCGCTTAGACATGTTTTAATGTTTCCACAGATGTCTTTGTGGCTACCCAGCTCTGGCCCTTTATACTTACCACCAAGCAAACCTGTGGCTCGTGTATTAAGGACTGATGAATATGTAACACCGACTGATATATATTTTCAAGCAAGTAGCGATCGATTGCTGATTGTTGGTCATCCATTATTTGACATTATCGATAGTGGCACCGGTTTGGTTACAGTTCCTAAAGTCTCTGCTAATCAATTCAGAGTTTTTAGATGTAAATTACCAGATCCAAACAGATTTGCTTTGATAGAAAAATCCATTTATAATCCAGACAGGGAAAGATTAGTGTGGAGAATGGCAGGGATTGAAATGGGTAGAGGAGGACCACTAGGTATTTCTTCTACAGGGAATCCCTTGTTTAATAAAGTTGGGGACACTGAAAATCCTACTGCTTACATAGCTAATGATGCAGATGATCCCAGAGTCAATGTTTCTTATGATCCTAAACAATCTCAAATGTTTATTGTAGGTTGTATGCCTGCTGAAGGGGAATATTGGGACGTAGCAGAGCCCTGTAAAAAAGGAAATAAGGGAGATTGTCCACCTATACAGTTAGTTAATGCCTTTATACAAGATGGAGATATGGGTGATCTAGGTTATGGTGCTGCTAACTTTAAAAAATTTCAGGAAGACAAATCCGGAGTGTCTCTAGACTTAGTTAACACTTTCAGTATATATCCTGACTTTCTTAAAATGTCTAAAGACACTTACGGTGACCAAATGTTTTTTTGTGGAAAGCGTGAACAAGCCTTTGGGCGTCATTTATGGGCTCGAGGAGGCACTATGGGAGATTCCATACCAGATAATAATGCGGAATACTATTTACATCCAGCAAATAATACTTTAGGCTCTTTTGCCTATTTTGTTTCACCTAGTGGCTCTCTAGTTAATAGTGATTCTCAGCTTTTTAATAAACCTTACTGGCTGCGAAAAGCTCAGGGTAATAATGATGGGATTTGCTGGAATAATGATCTCTTTATAACAGTATTTGATAACACACGTGGTACTAACTTTACATTATCAATTTTAAAAGAGGAAAAGGAATTGAACAATGCTTATACCTATAAAGCTTCAGACTTTAAGCAGTATTTGAGACATACTGAAGAGTATGAATTTGAAGTTATATTTCAGTTATGTAAAGTTACATTAAACCCAGATGCTCTGGCACATATTAATGCAATGAATCCCAGAATATTAGATGAATGGCAATTAGCTTTTCTACCACCTCCTCCACAAGGAATAGAAGATGCATACAGATATATAAGATCCAGTGCAACACGCTGTCCTACTCAAGAACCAGCTGAGGAATCTACTGATCCATACAAGGGTATGACGTTTTGGAATGTAGATTTCACAGAAAAATTTTCTTCTGATCTTACTCAGTCAGCCTTAGGTAGAAAATTTTTGTCTCAAGCAAAGTTGTTTACCAGAAAAAGACCTCTTAGCGATATTACAATGAACTATAGCAAGAAATCTGTGAAGCGTAAGAGAACTAAGTAAACTGTGAATGTACTTTACACACTTGTATTGTGTTATTGGAATGTATAATCAATATTACTAATAAATATTTTAAAGTAATTTTCTGTGACGATTGTTATTGACTCATGGGGGTTGCATTCCTTTCTACCCTTTATATAGAGCTGCTCTACTTTAAAGCTTAGTACCAGCAACCATTTTTCAACAGCCACAGGCCTGCAACACCGTTTTCGGTAAGTAAAGGGCGCCAAAGGGCAAATGACGAACCGTTTTCGGTTGGCGCACTTTTTCCTGCCAAAGAAAGCAAGCACAGACGAAAGATGGCGATAAAATCTGCTTTGGCAACCGTTTTAGGTATTAAATTTATTGCACCGCCTTCGGTGTAAATATTTGTATCGTCTCATTGTTGCCAACAATTATCACACTTCCTAATTATGTGACCGGGAGAGTTGCATATAAATATTGCTGACAGCTTTATTTTAACAGACAGATGGAGCAGCCCTTGCCTTTGAAAATTGAAGATTATTGCAACCGTTATGGGATTTCTTTTTTTGCTTTACAGCTTAGATGTATATTTTGTAGGCATTGGATTGATACTGTTCAGCTTGCTGCTTTTCATGCTAAACGCCTTACTCTTTTATGGAGAGATGATGTATGTTATGCATGTTGTGCTCCTTGCTTAAGATTATCTGCAAAGTATGAATCTGAAAGATATTATCAATGTTCTTTGAAAAGTAATTTTATTGTTGATGTTTTGCATAAGCCGTTGTCAGAAATTGTGATTCGCTGCTTACATTGCTTATGTATGCTGGATTTGATTGAGAAAATTGAACATTTAATCACTGATGATCCTTTTCATTTAGTCAGAGGACACTGGAGAGGAAAGTGTAGAAATTGTAAAAAAGAATGAGAGGAGAAAATCCTACATTGCCTGATATTGTGTTAGATTCTCTTGTTTTACCTGCTAATTTATTAAGCAATGAATTTGAAGAATCTTTGTCACCAGATGAAGAGGTGGAGGAGGAGCACTTATTCAGGGTTGATTCTATTTGTGACAATTGTCACTCACCTTTAAGGCTTTGTGTAATTGCATCTTCTGAAGCAATAAGACAGCTACAGGTTTTACTGACAGGCAGCCTTCATCTACTTTGTCCTGTGTGCTCGAGAAATTTGTGCCGCCATCATGGGAGATCACAGTAAAGGTACTAAAACTAATGACTCTTTGGACAAAATTAGTGACTGGTGTTTACTAGAGGCAGAGTGTGTGGACAGTGTGGATACATTATCAGAATTGTTTGAGGGAGATACTGCCTCCAATATTTCGAATCTAATTGAAGACTTGGATGTTGACGAGGGAAATTCCCTTGCATTATACAACTCTCAAGTTACTGATGAATGTAACAGAAGTATAGCTGAACTAAAACGAAAGTTTATTGCAAGCCCAGTGCGCTCAGTTGCAGATTTGAGCCCGAGCTTGCAGGCGGTTCATATATCGCCTCAAAGACAATCAAAAAGGAGATTGTTTTACGACAGTGGAATTTGCGATGAAACTACAAATTCTATTACACAGGTAGATAATGTAGACAATGTTATTACTGGTAAAGACAATCAAGTAGATGAATTCATAATTATGCATAGTAGCAATCGAAGAGCTTTGTTGTTACATAAATTCAAGGAAAAATTTAATGTGCCATTTACAGAGTTAACAAGAAGTTTTAAAAGTGACAAAACATGTACTAATAATTGGGTATTAGCAGCCTTTGGTATTGCTGAAGAACTGTTAGAAGCTAGTAAAACAGTATTGCAACAGTATTGTGAGTTTTTACAAGTTATACCAGGAGACTTTTGTGCATTATATGCTTTAGAATTTAAAAATATTAAAAATAGAGAAACTGTGTTTAAACTTTTTACATCTGTACTAAATGCCAAAGAAGAGCAATTTTTATGTGATCCCCCAAAGAATAGAAGTATGGCTTGTGCTTTATATTTTTATAAAAAGGCTATAGCTAATATAGGATTTAAATATGGTGCTTTTCCACAATGGATTAGTACACAAACAGTCATCAATCATCAGTTAGCATCAGCTGAAAGTTTCAAGTTGTCAGAAATGATACAATGGGCTTATGATAATGATTATACAGACGAGGCAGCTATAGCATATCATTATGCTCTGTATGCAGAAGAAA